TTACTTCTACCAAGACTGCGTTGACGAAAGTGGTAATCCGATTGATTTAAAGAAAGATGATGTCGTTAAGTTTACTGCATACCTCTGTATGAAAGCAGCTGACGGCACTATCGTAAACGGATGGTTAGCATCTCAAAGTGATATGCTTGCCAATGACTGGATGATATTTGAGTTTTAATACACTGCCATACGGTGGTGGAATATCTGCCGTATGGCTCAAATCAAAACAGTAATGAGCAAAGAATCAATAGCAATGTATTTCGGTACAACAGGAGTCCCCGGACATCACATCACGATGCTAAGCGGTAGTATGTCAGTAAAAGACCAGTGCCGAATAGGTGGTGAAATAGATTCAGACGATGCCTTGTACTCTGCCATGAAAAAATGCAAGGGTATTGGGTATGTCTACTATCGTGGAGTTACAATGCTGTGTATTCCTTACAGCGCGCATGATTCCCGCGGTGGGAGTAAGTCAATATTCATCATGGAAGGGAAAATTGCAAAGGATGAAATAATAAAGGAGCTGCAAAAATACTCGTGGGTTTACAGCTTATTCACTAGGCTACAAATAGATCATCATCTTGGTGATGTGGAAGAATTTGAATTAACGTAAAACGTATTGAAATATGAGTGAAAGAACAGTTCGAATCACAGATAAGTACGATGTAAACTGTGGCAAAGAGTTTCCGGGATGGCTAGCATACCATGACCTTTATCACAGGGGTGGCACAAATCAACCTATTGAAGACCTCTATCTTGTAACCATTGACGGGAATGAGAGAAGATATGTAAGTTCTCAAATTGATGTAGAACACTATCGGGAGCAAATACTAAAAGAGGAAATAAAAAACCTCGGTGCCAAAGTAGGCGATAAGGTAAGGGTTCTTAAAGAAACCAGTGGTAGTTATGGGAAGCAGTATTATGATCGTAAAAGCAAAAATGGCTTTCATACTATTACAAAAATAGAATGCTATGGGCATGTGACATTTGACAACGGAGAGGCTGAAATGTTCAGACCGACAGTTGAAGTAATTAACGAATAACCAATTAGAAAGGAGCTAATATGACAGACAGAGAATTGGAATTCATGCAGGACTTGGAAATTCTACTTAAAAAACATCGTGTTGAAATTTGTGCGACAGAAATAAACTGTTCAGTCGACGGCAGTTTATCTATCAATATATTCGGTGACAGTATAGATATTAATCTCTACGGAACATTATCTTATAAAGATATTAACAATATAATTAACGATAATAACTAAATGAAATAATATGGAACTAACAGTATATACTTTTGACCATTTTAAAAGTGGCCAGGAAATTCAAGAGTATTTGGGATATAAGCCACTTGCATCTGTAAATATAGGACTTAATCATGTGTTAAATGGGGACGATTGGTCAACAGCTAAATCACAACATCACTCATCTGAATGGAATAGTTATGCTATGTATTATTTGCAGGCTGAACAATGGGTAAGTGAAGGAAAACTTTACTTTAAGCGGGACGGGCATATTTTAAAAGTCATACCTGATGGAAATACTTATTGTTGCGTTGGGGAGGGTTTCGTTAATCTACAAGAAAGTGATAATTACGCCTTTGGAGACACATTTGAGGAAGCCATAGAGAATTTCAAGAAGAAAATAATAGCCTGAAAAGGCTCAATACAGTAAAGAAATGAGCTTTGGGCGGCTTTGTAAAACCCATAAATACAATATATGGAAACTGATATTCAAGAAAACAAAAGGAAGTTGGAAGAACTGAAAGAGGCGGCAAAGCCATTGATAAAGTTTCTTTGCGAAAACTATCATCCTCATGTAACTGCACTTGTCACCCCTACAAGTGTAGAGGTAATGGAAGGCCTTCAAGCAGTTCCAAATATAACCGAATTTATAGTTGATTAAAATTCTGCCATGCGGTAGGAAATTCAACTGTCGCATGGCTCAAATAAACAAAAATGAATGATAAGGACCTTTATTTTCAATATTTGGTAGCTATATTGAATCAAAATACAATGCTGAAAGAGCAAATAGATAAAATGGAGAGAAGACTAAGCAATACTATCTTATATTGCTCTATCTGTTTATCTATTCTGATTACCTTTTCTTTATACTGCATAAAAGCCCTATAGTTCCTCCTACGATATAAAGAAAAAATTAAAAAGAAACTATTGCTTTGCAATAGAAGTCAAGAATTCAAAAAAATAAGTATGAACCATTTTAAAAATCAAAATTGTATGGATGTAAGTAATTTAACTAAAGCTCAACGTCTTGAGCTAAAAGCACAACTCGAAGCAGAAGAACGTGCCGAAGAGGCGAACCTGCAACGTGAGAGACAATCGTATAACGCTATGCGTGATGAGTTTGTAACACGTACTTTTCAATCTCTCAAACAGCTAAGTGGTTGTATGCAAGAGCAGAAACAAACCATCTTTGAAGAAAGTGAAGAACTCGACACAATGCAACAGCGCCTTTTCAAGGTGAAACTTGACCGTAAAAGCCGTACATTGACACATAGCGATGGACACATCTCCATCAAAGTGGGTAATCGGCTGAACGACGGATGGGATGACAGTGTCGAAATTGGTATTGAAAAAGTACGTGAGTATCTGGCCACCTTGGCTACTGACGAAAAATCCGCCCGCCTGGTCAATGCTATTACCAGCTTGCTGGCCAAGGATCAGAAGGGAACATTGAAAGCCAACAAGGTATTGGAACTGGAAAAGATGGCCAATGAATCGAAAGACGACACGTTCCTTGAGGGACTTCGCATTATCAAAGAAGCCTATCGGCCGGTGCCTACTTGCCAGTTTGTCGAAGTGAAATACAAAGATGAGAACGATGTGGAGCGTTCACTACCATTATCCATGAGTGCGATGGATATATGAAGCAGCTCATTTACAAAAGTAATCTCAAGCCGGACAAAATGCCGGCTTGGCTTACCTGCCTACTGAATATAACTCTGGACGATATAAATAATAATCATGTATTTGGTGACTCCATCGAAGACTACGAGTGGATACAGTGGATTCTTAATACAGACCTCAAGGAGCTGCAAGTAAAAAGCGATGTTACAACGGAGCTGACAACGGATGAAGGTAAAACAGCCCTGTTCATTAAACGCTCTGGACGAATACTGGTATCAATCTATATAAAAGAAAGCAATGGATAAACAAACCATCATTAACAAGATTCAGAAGCTGATCCGCTTACGCGATGGAGCTCGGGCGGTAGGTTCCGAAGGTGAAGCCAATGCAGCGGCTGCGGCCATTCAACGGCTTATCACCGAATATAACATGAGCTTGTCCGAAATCGAAGGCACACCGGAAGCCGAGGAAGAAAGCTGTATTGGTCGGTCAAACAACTATCATACCGCAGATAACTACCGTAGCGGTTGGAAGCGTCATCTGCTTTACGCCATCTGTGAATATTATTATTGCAAAGCGTATATGCTGAGTGGAACACCCCGATGTGTGGTATATGGCACAGAGATGAATCGCATGGCAGTAGAGTATGCCTTTAACTTTCTTGAAGCTGCATTCACTCACCTGTCGGTTATTCGCTTTAAGGAGGCACACGGAACTTGTCGCATTCCTACCCGCCACCGTGATGTATGGTTAGCCTCTTATCTACTTGGTTGTTCATCCGGTATCCGTGAGAAGCTAATGAGTGAGAAAACCGAGCAGGTAACAGGGCTGATGATAAGCCACGGGGCAATGATTGACAAGTATATGGCACAGGAGCAGGGAAGCACAAGAAGCTGGAGCTCATCTTCCAATCGCGGACTCAATGACCGGGTATTCGGAATGGGATACCGCGACGGACAAAAACAGAATATTGCGAAGGCAATCAAATAATCATTTTATCAACAATCAAAAACTTTACAATTATGTCAACAACAAATTTCCACAACTGGTTTCAAGGTAAAATCCGTTATGAAAAAGTAAACGAAGCCGGAATGAATGTTAAGGTAACAGAACCTTATTTGGTAGATGCCCTTAGCTTTACAGAGGCAGAAGCCCGGTTAATTGAAGAAATGTCTCCTTACATCACAGGTGATTTTACTGTGTCGGATATCGCACGGGCCAATTACAGCGAACTTTTTGCAAGCGACGAGGAATCGGCAGACCGCTGGTTTAAATGCAAACTCATCTACATTACATTGGATGAAAAGAGCAGTGCAGAGAAACGAAGCAGCGTGAATGTACTGGTACAAGCAGCCGACCTACGCGATGCAGTGAAGAAGCTTGATGAAGGTATGGCAGGCACTATGGCCGATTATCAAATCGCTTCAATAGCAGAAACGGCAATTATGGATGTATATCCGTATACAGGAAAGTCGGATGATAAACCAACGCCCGAAGCATAATGAGTAAGAAACAACAGGCGCTGATTTTGTCAGCGCCTCTCTTCGGAGACGTACATCCTAAAGAGCAGCAGGAATTCAACGGTTTTCCATGTTCGGGCTGTCAAGGCAATGGTTGGCATTGGAAAGAAAATAAATATGGAGATCGGATAAAAGAGCCCTGTTCTGTTTGCGGTGGTACCGGAAAATTGAAAGCAGTGGTTACCATTGAATGGAAAGCAGATAGCTAACTATGCAACGCCCACCTGTTAACTATATCGTCCAAATTGGCGATAGCTACCTATCCGAACTGATATACTACTGGCTGTATTGCGATAAACCTTGTTCGTTACTCATACAAGCTCCGAAAACGGAAGGAGTTACAGCGGTTAAGTTGGTCGTGGATAGTGATCGCTCGGCAGAGTTCCTGCTAAGAGTAAAAGAGAAAACAGGGGCAAGGTTGTATAAAGCAGATAAATAACTTTTAAAACACTCAAAGCCATATTAGCCGTATCCTATGCTGTCCGTGAGGCAAAGCCAAGAAAGGACTATATAAATCATTTCCGCCAAAGCAAACCACTCGAAGGCATATACTTTACATCGTTTGCCAGGGAAACACTTGAAAGGAGAAGCAGACGCAAGTCTGAACACTATGCGGCCGTTTATGACGCTATAATCAATCACATCGACCGATTTTCCGAGTTATACAACTGTGATATCTACACGAACTCAATTACCGAAGAGTTTTTGGATGATTTCATTATTTACCTGGAAGATCGGGGATTGATGCACAACACCATTGTAGGATATATACAGAAAATCCAATCATTGGTTAGACGCGCCGGCCAATACAATTATGCAGTAGATACAACGTACAACGGGGTGGATTTAGAGGAAGAGCCGACCTTTGCCGTCTTTCTTTCAATGAACGAGATCACAAGAATCTATTATTATAAATTCGAGCATCAAGATAAGAGAAAAGCCAAAGAGCGCATCCGCGACCTTTTTGTTATTGGCTGTCTTACGGCACTTCGTTATTCCGACTACTCAACTTTAACAAATCAAAACCTAATTGGTGAATACATCGTAAAACGTACCAAAAAGACAAACGTGGATGTGAAAGTCCCCATTCACGACTACGTCAAAGAGATATTTGAAAAATACGGAGGACATATTCCCTGTCAATTATGCATTCAGCATTTCAACAAATACCTGAAATTGGTTATGCGAGAAGTGGGATTGACAGATAAAATCACCTATTCGTGCACCAAAGGTGGCAAGCTTATTACCAACACCCGTGAAAAATGGGAACTGATAAGCAGTCATACTGCCCGCCGATCGGCAGCCACTAATATGTATTTGACCGGAAGAATGAAAACTCTTGAAATCATGCGATTAACCGGGCATCGAAGTGAGCAGAACTTTTTCCGCTACATCCGACTAACCAATGATGATACTGCACGTTCAATCTCAGGAGATATGTTTTTCAGAAAATAATAACAAGCACTAGAATCGACGTAAGATATATGTATCCTGCGTCGATTTTTGTTTAATAGTGGTGTGAAGTGTCATTTTTTTATCTAAAATTATTCTTGCTCAAGGTTTTCTTTGTAATTTTGTGATAATCCCAAACCACAGTATCGATAAATTATGGCCAATCAGCTATACCTTTTTGAAGACAATCGGCAAGAGTATCCCAACGGACTCTCGCAAGAGCAGCAGGCAAAGCGTAAGCGCGTTGCCACGATGCAAATTAAAAGGAAAGCAATGAACCGTAAAGAGAGACTGGATATACGCGATCGGATGATTGTGGCCCGTCTCTACTATTGGCGCGAGATAGTACGCAAGCGATTGGATGATGTACTTGTCACCCTTTCGGATGAAGAGTTCTGTGTGGAAGAAAGAACCATAAATAACGCCTGGGCAAAGCAGGCTGATTATTTCGAGGAACTTTGTCGCAATCGTACTACCGCACGGCAATTACAAAAAATGTATCCCAGTTGGCGGTTCTGATTACTCTATCCTATCCATAAAGAAAGCAGTATACAAACAATTATACACTTTTAGTCCATCCGGTCGTTTTTCATCTTTCACGCTCACACGGCTGAATGCTTTTATACAATCTTCTGTTCGCCATCCTTGTAGCGTACTATGAATACTTTCGAGTACATCGAAGCGTTCGTCAGCCTTTTGACGTACCATGACAGGGGATTTGGTGTTGAACGAGGCGCAATCATTAAATGCGACCTTTAGGTTAAATCGTAACTCTATGCGTTGCGGGGCTCGTGGGTCGACAGAGATATTCTCACAACCGGCCACATTCATTTCAACCAGGCAACCGGGAAACGCAATGGGTGGGCGACTGTCGCTAAAGTTCAGTTGTCCTTCATCGGCATCAATCCAACGTAGGGCAGGCACGGTCTCTTCCAACCTATCCAAAACATCATTGAAATACTTCTTTTTCATCTCTTTATTATTTGTTTAGTGAGTTTATAAACCCTTCGATGCGGTAATGTAACTGTTGTTGCAGTTCCTTTGCATCACCTAGAAACTGACGCTGTGGTAGTCGCATACTCATGGAGTGTTGTTTTACGCTATACGCTTTTCCCTTCTTCGATGTGCGCTTATGTGCAGGCACCACCACACTTCCTACAAAGCCTTCGTTGTGTGCCCGGGCATAAGGTACCTTCTCATTTCCGGCAGATATTATCACAAGATCACGGCTAATAAGACTGGGACGGACGCTATTCAACAGCGCAGCAGAGTCAATCAGCAACGAACCGTTGGTGCGATGTCTATAGCCCGGTGAGAAGTTCGGCCACGGAGCCCCATCGAAAGCCTTTTTACGAAACGTGTCTTGAAAATACTCCACGGCTGTTTCGGCGATGATGTCAGGCACTGCATCCAAAATTTCATTCTTCAAGGTAAACAGTTCTTTTTCAATGTTAATCTTCATTGTTACTGAATTATTTATTGTATATTTGCACACAGAAGTCTGTTCGAACGGATGTAATTTAGGCGATTTGTCCCGGTGTATGGCGGGAAATACCCGAAGTCTGATCTCTGACAGCGTGCGGACAGTGCAACCCATACAAGGCGGAGAATCATTTCTCCGCTTTTTTTATGAGCAACCCGTGGCGACGCTTGTCCCAAATCTTTTTCAAGTCTATCCGTTTATTGGGGTCTTTAGAGGTTCTCATCAAGTACCATGTTTTTAAAACCAGCTTGTCCTCTTCTATTCGGTAGTTGGCTACAATCACTCCATCTTGGTAATACCGTATCAGACTGTAGGTATCGTACACATTCTTTTTGATGTCATCATTTAACCAAACTTCGTCGGGGTTCAGTAAGGTTTCACACATGGCATCCCAGTATACAATGCGGTTGTCGGAACCCTTTCCCGTAGTATGGCTGTCGAATTGTTTCTTTTCCAATACAATGATACGTCCCCGATAATCCGGCAATGAAATCACACCTTCGTTGGATGTTCGCTTCCAAATGGTAGACGCCGTTTTCTCTTGTGTAGGTATCGGTTGCATTGCTTTTTCCATCTGTTTGGGTACACTTTCTATCCCCCATTTGTCAGCTGTCAATTTATCCAGGTATCGGGCTGCTTGATTGGGAAATTTCCGAATATACATCTGGTTCGCACTGAACACCTCTGCTGTTTTACCACGATTCACACCCCATCCTTGGGTTGCTGTCTGTTTCCATTCAGGTGTATCGAAGAAGTCGTCTGCACGCTTCTTCATCTCCGCCAACATCTCCGGTTTTATTTCGTAGGCCATACGGGGAACTACCCGGCAGCGACAACGCCAGTCGTTGGGTGGAAACAGCCTGTTCCATCGAGGATCACTGTGATGTAACGTCATTCCATTGAGCCGTTCATGGCTTGCGCGTACCTTTTCATCTCCTGCTGTACGATACTCCCAATAGGGGAATGTCTTCACTTTACCCATCAATCGGCGATAATTGGATGCCGCTTCAGCTGTAAGCAGGGCCGTATCGTATTCTGTCTTTTGCCACGTCTTGTTAAATACATCTGTTACCTCTTTAGCCCGTCGGTGGAACTCCTCGAAGTTCTTACTTTCTCGAAACAGCCGGTTCAATTCTTGAATCTCTGCCAATGTTTTAGCAGCAGAGAAGTGAAACAGATTGGTTTCCATTGCGGTGCGAAACACATTATCAGGGGCATTGTAAGCAATACCGGCATCCATGTTGTTTACCTCTTGTTTAAACGCTGTTTGTATAGCATTTAAAAGGTCGGAAGCGATAAACTCAAACAGTTCCGGATGAAAGGTGTCAATCTCGCCCGCAGCTATACCGGCAATCAACGTTTCTTCCAGTGACGCATCATTCATGCGGACTTTTCCAATTGCCCCGTCCCGCGGGGCAGCTACGAAAAAATCCCATAAGCGGATGAAGAAGTTACGTTCGTGATCGGTATTTTCAATCGGCGCTTTGCCTTTGTTTCCTTCCATTTCTTCCGGTTCTTTCTCTTTCACGATTCCGGTGCCGGGTTGCTCGATGGTGACTACCGGCTCTCCCTCTTTGGGTTGTGGTATACCGTATTTTTCGTACACGTACGAGTGTGGAACGGGTATCATCGTAGTAATGGTTTTCAACTCTTCGACTTTGATCTCATCCTTCTTGTCTACAAAACTGAACTTTCCGCCATGTACCGGATATCCGCGCCGTTCAAGCAGAGGTACAAAGT